GGGGTTCCTATTGAGGTTGAGCCATCACCAACACCATCAAGCTTTACAGAGCCTCCAGTTGTTCCTAGTGAAACTCCAAGCCCAACACCTGAGCCAACACCTGAGCCAACACCTGAGCCAACACCTGAGCCAACACCTACTGCCAGCCCTGAGCCACAGCCGTCAGAATCACCAACGCCAACAATAGAACCGTCACCCCAGCCAATAGAGCCAAGCCCACTACCGTCAGAACCTGTTGTGCTGCCTTCAGAAACTTCTTCACCTATTCCAGTCCCTTCCTTTTCAAGTCCCTCAGAATATCCGTGGCAGCCTGAAGGACCTGTTGCAGTTCCATCCCTAGATCCTGAGCCAGAGATTTCATATCCAGAACCATTAATTCCAGATCCAATTGAGAGTTCATTTCCTGATCTAGATCTTCCATCCATTGATCTTCCATCTGATAATACTATCACAGAAATAACTGACACTGAAATAGATACATTTATTGAATCCTTTACTGAAAGTGGTGTTATCTCAGACATTGAGACAGAACAACTAATTAATACCTTCTTGGGAGATGGATTTATCTCTGAAGATGAAGTATCTGGTCTTTCAGACTCTTTAACTGAAGATGGAATTTTGACGGAAGATGAAAAAGAATTGCTTGTAGATGTTATCTTAGAACAAGCAGATGGTAACGCAATCTCAACTGAATTAATTGATGAGCTTGGTCTTGACTATGAAGACTTGCCAGATGATCAGCCAGTTATGTTAGACAATGGCGTAGTTCTTTTTGCAGAGGTAGCAGATGCTTTGGAAATATTTGAGAATCCATCAGAAATTTTAGCTGCAGTATTTACAGATCCTGGTAAGGCTCTTACTGCTGTGGCTAATATTGGTGCAGACATGACACCAGAACAACGTGAAGAATCACAAACCGTGGTTGTTGCGTCCATTATTGTTGGACAGGTAATAGCATCAACTAATTTAATAACAGGGAGGATAAGATAATGAAAAAATGGTTAAAGGATAAGTTCCGTGAAACATTGAACCAGACATTCACCCTTCTTGGTATGTTCGTAGCATGGGCAGTCCTAGATGGGTCTGCTAAGACAGTAGTTGGGTGGGCGATTATGCTATGCGTAGTTGTGTGGTTATTTTCAATGAAATTTAGGGAAGGAGAAAAAGATGGTAAAGAATAAAACAGAAGAAGATGTAATTGGCTCAACAGCCGTAACAAACATCTGGAATATCTTTTTCAGAATCGTTGCAGTATTTGCAGCGTCTGGACTTTCAATCATTGGTGCAGGTTCCCTTGTGGGAATTGACACTCTAACAGCCGTAATTATGGCTGGAACACTTGGAGTTGCAACAGTTGTAGAAAAGCTCGCTAGAGCCTTCCTCGATGACGGTAAGCTAAGTGCTAAAGAGATCAATGCAGCATTTGCCCCAGTAGATAAAAAGGCTGGATAGTATATAATAAAACTAAGTTAGACCAGGGTGATTCTCACGACCACCCTGGTCTTTCTTTTTGGTATAATAGTTACATGAACAATCAAGAACTTATTGCTGTTATTTATAGGGCAATTGTTACAATAACTGAGGAAAATAAAAGTGAGGATAAAGTCCCATCACATGTGGAAATGGCTGAAAAGATTGCCAGCGATGTATTATTATACCTCGAAAATAGTTCTAATATAAGATAAAACTAACTTAAATAACTATCCCTGTTAGGCTAGATATATAACATTGGGAGGTTATGATGAAATTAAAAGCAATATTATCTATTGTTTTGTCTTTTACTTTATTATCATTTGCAATTCCTGCACAAGCAGGAGAAAGCATTAGATATAAATCAGACTCTATTCAGACAATTAAAAAGAATAAATGGACAACTCTAGACTTTAATGGAAAGAAAACTATTAAAGGTAATGGAGATAGGTCTTTGTTTTGCTATATGGTAGCAGTTAAGATGAAAGGCAAGAAGAAGCCTGACTACATTAAACTTAGATTAGTTAGAGATAAGGCTAAGGGAGCAGATTCTACAGCCACAAATATTTATCCAGTAGAGGCAAAGCCTGGTTCAACATGGGTTGGATCTAATTGCTGGGTTATTAAAACTAATTCACCAGTAAAGGTACAAATTAGAATTACTGGAGGAAGTAAGACTTACCAGTCAGACATGAGGCAGTTCAAGATGTGGACACCTGGTGCAGACTACCCAGCTGATTTTTCAGACTTTATACCAGAGGGGGCTATTGGTTAGAAGTAGGACCTGCCAAGTTTAGATCATGCCCATTGAGATGGGTATGGGAGCCGATTGGGAGAGTTGGCAAAACTTGACAAGACCTACCTGTAACTGATAGTATAGTGCAATGCGTTTCTCAACTCTAATTATCATTCCCCTAGTAGCAATGCTCTTGGGCTCAAGCAATCAGAAAAAACCAGTATTTATTGATGCGGTACAGATAAAACAAACAAGCATAGAAGAAGCATCAGACAGACAGGAAGCAGCCTCAAGGTCCTCTAAGAGGCTTAAATTCGCCTCTCCTGCCTATAATAAAGCTTATGCCAAGAAAACTATGGCAGAAGAATATAAATGGGGCTCTAAGCAATATGATTGTTTAGTTAGACTCTGGAATAAAGAGAGTAATTGGAAAGTCAACGCAGACAATCCAAACTCTAGTGCATATGGTATCCCCCAAGCTCTTCCTGGAAGCAAGATGGGCAAAGGTTGGAAAACTGACCCACATGTACAAATAAACTGGGGGCTGGAATATATTGAAAACAGATATAAAAATCCATGTGGTGCATGGTCAGCCTTCAGGAGCAAAGGATGGTACTAAATGAAAACAATAATTATTCTAATAACCTCTATTGTGTTTTGGAATACAGGAGTTGCTCCGTCACAAGCATCAACTGATAGGGGCAATGAAACTGTCTCAAGAAGTGGCACTAGAACAATGGTTGGTCTGAACGCTTTAACTTTGGCTAAAGATTATGTTGGAACTAGGTATTGTAGGGGTGGAGTAAGTCCTAGATGTTTTGACTGTTCAGGTTTAATCAAATATGTATATTCAAAACAAGGTGTTAAGCTTCCTGGATTTGTAAGTGGTCAAATGAAGGCAGCAACCATAATCTCAAAAAGCTCAGCCCAGCCTGGAGACCTTGTATTTTTTGTTACCAAAAGTGGATACCCATATCATGTTGGTATTTACATGGGTAACAACCAAATACTACACTCACCTAAGCCAAACAGGAAAGTAAGAGTAGAAAATATCTGGAGTTCTAGGGTTAAGTTTGGAACAATATCTTAATATAATAGAGTTATGGCTCTAGAAGATTTATTAACACCTGACGAAAAAGCACTACATGATGCACTGGTATCAATTGCTGAACAGTATGGAAAGTTTGACGAAGACGGATCTGGCATCTGGGCAGGTTATGAATCTGCAGAAGAAAATGAAGAAAAGATAATTGGAGTTAAATGCTCTAACTGTGCCTTGTACTCAGGTGGTAATGTCTGCGAAGTAATTGCATTCGATGTAGAGCCTGACGGTAAGTGCAGGTTTGCAGTAATTCCTGATGGATATGTAGATGTGTCTGGTGATATGCAAGACAATTCCGATAGCATGGATGACATGTATAAGTCTAACAATGAAGATGAAGATAAGTGGGACAATGTAGCACAAAAATGTTGGACTGGATATACACAAAGAGGTATGAAAGAAAAAGATGGACGTATGGTTCCTAACTGCGTACCAGTATCTAAAGCAGACCAAGAAGATGATATTGAAAAGGCAGACATAAACCTTACACCAACATCTGGAATGAAGTCTGCTGCTGCTAGAGCGTTAGCTTGGAAAAAAGAAGGCAAGCGTGGTGGCACAAGAGTTGGTCTTGCTAGAGCAAATCAAATTGTAAACGGTACAGAACTATCTGAATCAACAGTTGCTCGCATGTACTCATTCTTTTCTCGTCACGAAGTAGATAAAAAGGCTACTGGATTTAGTGCAGGTGAAGAAGGATATCCATCTCCAGGCAGAGTTGCTTGGGATCTTTGGGGTGGAGACGCAGGGTACTCATGGTCTAAAGCTAAGTGGGCTAGTATCCAAAGACAAAGAGAAAACAAATCTTATGGAAAAGAAGAAGTTAAAAAAAGTTTTTGGTCTGACACACCATTTAGTGGGCTAAGATAGTGTACGAATATCGTGTAAAAAAAGTATTGAAGGTGGTTGACGGTGACACTATTGATGTTGATATTGATCTTGGCTTTAATGTTTCGTATACACAGAGGGTAAGATTAGCTGGTATTGATACCCCTGAGTCTAGAACAAAAGATATTAAAGAAAAAGCACTTGGCTTAGAGGTAAAAGATTACCTTAGTGGAAGACTTAAAGATGCCAAAGTTATTGTAATTAAGACGGAGCTTCCAGATAGCACAGAGAAGTATGGTCGTATCCTTGGTTGGATATATGTAGATGGTGAAAAACTATCCGTAAATGAATCTATGATTAAAGAAGGATATGCCTGGACCTACGATGGTGGTACAAAGAAGAAAGACTTTGACGTACTAATTGCTAAAAGAAAAAAGTAACTACTTAGCAATAATCTTTCCATCAAGCACCAGAATATCTATTCCACTATTTGTATGAAATGCGTTTAAAGCCTGTTGCTTGCTATGAACTATTGGTTTTCCATTTGCATTGTAGCTGGTATTAATTAACATTGGTATTCCAGTAATCTTAAAAAATTCCTGAATTAATTTGTAATATGGCTTGTTATCTTCCTCATTAATAGTCTGCATTCTAGCAGTATTATCAACATGCGTTACGGCAGGAATCTTTTCAGGCTGTAGTACCCTTTGTGTAAACAACATATACTTACTAGGATCACTAGGTTCAAACCAATTATGTGCCTCTTCTTCAAGTACTACTGGAGCAAATGGTCTAAACCATTCCCTCTTTTTAACTAAAAAGTTTAAGATTTCTCTGTTATGAAAGTTTCGTGGGTCTGCTAAAATACTTCTGTGACCAAGAGCTCTAGGTCCATATTCAGAATCACCAGATACCCAAGCAATAATTTTACCATTAGCAATTTCATTTGCTAAGTAGGCATATTCTTCTTCCTTTAACTCAACACTTTCACTTCCCATGTAGGCTAAGTCTGAAAAGCTATATGTTTCTCTTGGGTAGTCAAGGACATGGTGGGCATAGTAAAGTGCAGACCCAACACAAATACCATCATCTCCAGCACCAGGAAATAGGTGTACATTATCAAAATATCCAGTTGCTTTTATGGCAGAGTTTGCATTGCAGTTTAAGAAAGATCCTCCAGCAAGACATATATTATTTACGTTTTTAGTTTGCTCATTAACTCTAATATTTTTATCAACTGTGTCTAGAATTTGTTTTTCAAATAGGTACTGTATATTTGCAGCCTGTGTCATTCCAGATTTAGTTTCAAATGGATATATATCTTTTGATCCCTTTCCTCCATGTGGCTCAAGGTTACACTCACATGTTTCCATTAATTGCTCATAATATGTTGCTCCATTGTCAGTATCGTATTGTATATGCTTTACTTCAACTTGTTCTTCTTCCCATATTGCATGAAATATAGGTCCAGCCTCAGACCAGTGATAATTTTTAGCATAAAGTTTTTCTATCCATTTATCACTATTGTAAACAACACTTTCCGATGGCTTTCCATAAGAGGCAAGACCCATTGTGCTACCAGCCTTGTACACTGAAGGTCCTAATCCAAGTAAAACTGTAAAATCTCCGTAAAGCTCACCAACTCTCATTCCTGGATAGTCTACATGATTTAACTTATTTCCTTTTCCAACAGCTAACCAACTGCTAGATCTTAAATCTCCTCCACAGCCGTCCATAGTTAAAACTACAGACTCATCTAAATTGCTTGTATAAAAAGCAGATGCAGCATGGCAGGTATGATGAGGTAAAGCAATTACAGGAATTTTAAAACCATTAAGCTCTCCGACCAACTCAATCATCTCATTACCAAAAACATTTTGAGAACAGAGCTCTATTCTTGTACCACTTTTATCAAAAAGCTTTAAGGTGTCATGAGAGTTACTTCCAATATAATCAGCCAAAGTAATCACGTCAATGTCTTCGTATCCAAGACCAGCCTTTTTAAGAACATAATCTATAGTGGATGGAATAACCCCATAAAACTTCTTAATACCATTTAGCCTCTCTGTACTAATTGCAGAGACCAACCTCCCATCTTTAACAATACAGGCTGAGCCATCGTGTCCAAAGTGTAGTCCTAATATATTAACCATGTTTAACAGTATACCTTTTCTTTAATAAATAACGGCGAAATTCGGCGGCGAGAAAGAACAAACCCAGCATGAAACATGCTAGATACTTAATGTGTCTACTGGACCCATGCAAGAAGGTGAGAGCTCGATAGCAGCAGAGACTGCTGTATATGCTCTCTTTTCTGCAGACTTCCAGGTTTGGGTGGTGTAGAGAGAACCCATAGCAATTGAAGCACCTGATCCAATAGCCATATACTCTACCTTAGTTACTTGCCAGTCTGTGGTATCCACATAAAACAACTCCCCAGATACTCCAATTAGAAAGGAAGCATGGGCATTTTCTTTTAGGTCTACACCAGAATCATTTAGTTGCTTTCGTACAGATCCTACAAAGGTAGTACGCATAAACTTCTCCAGATTATTTCTGGGTGGGGTAGGCAAAGTAATCCAATGAAGCAACTGACCAGTACCAACAGAGTCTGCGTATCCAATTAGATACCTATCATTTAGCTTAATCTTAGGGTTAGACATAGCAGTAATTAGATCGTCATCTGATAGACCACGATCAGAAGATAATACTACTTTACCCTCATGTGCAATACCTACAATACAAGTCATTAGGCATCCCTATGACGATTGTGATAGTAGTCATGGATAATATCTAAAACCTCTTGCTTACCAAACTCTTCAAAGATTGGATCCAATGCCAACATAACATCATTTACAATACTTGTATCACAATTAGCACACATTATTTAGGTATCCATTTCAGATTCTCAGGGGACCAAATAGACTTAGACTGCTTCTTCTTAGAAGAGGTGGGGTGATTAGAAATTATAGTAGAGAAATGTAGATAGTACTTAACAAACCATTGTTCATATTCTTTATCATCAGCAAATGGACCAATATCTTTTTCATGATCAATCATAGCTTGCTTAACTAAGGGGATTACACTATTTGTCTGCATATATAGTCCATTCTAAATTTTCGGGGGTTTGTGAAGAGAAATGCTTTGATAAGTATATAGTCAATAAGGATACACATAACCATAATACAAATGCAATGAGGTATTTCTTCACATACACAATAATACCAGATACTTTAGCGATTGTCAAGAATATCAGAGAGTTGTCCTGATGTTAAATACTTTAAAGGACATGTTTTACATTCAATCATATGAACATTATATAGGGTTATGTCCCCCCATTTTGCTCCACTTTACTCCATATCATACCTATAATAAATTAGTTAAACACTTACGTCTCATATATTGAGATTTATATGTGTAATGGAACGATATGAAAGATGGCTTCGTAATGTATATATCCTACAAAGGCATGTATGCCTATCTTATCTTATCTTATATATCCCATACTTTCCAGTGATTTTTTTGGTTCGTTCGTAATACTTTTTGTATATTTCCTACAAATAATGTATGTTAAAACTGGTATAAACATGATCAAACTGTATAGAAAGTATATAAAAATTGCAGCAAACTTACCTAAAATCAGAAGATATTTATTCATTTTATTTAGCTGCATAATCGGAGGGGATGTACTTATATATTTCATTACATCTGATACAGTATGTATATGTATATAGGGTAAATGGACATGATGATTGCACACCCTCCAGGTGTCCAAACATAAAACAAACAAACTTGTCATATATTCCAGTGATTATTTTCATGTGTTCGTAATCCTTTATTTATTTTAAGATAACTATTTTGTCGGAGTGTAGATGGTATATCCATATACTTATAGGGAATACTATCATAGCATATAGAGCTGACATTTGTCAAATATTCCCGTGATTTTTTATATTGGTTCGTAATACTTGACATATATTATTTTATATGATATTGTCGGCACATCTTGGAGGCTTTGTCAAGCCCCCAAGGGTGTGTTGTATTACTTTAATTCAGTTGTGCCGTCTTGGATAAATTCAATTCTAGTAATAGCAAATTTCAAACCTGCTACATAGCCAGAATCAAACTCATCTCTGTCCTCACCATACTCTGTTTCTTGTTCCTCAAGGTCTTGAATCAAGGTATCAAGATTTAATTGTAGGTGTGCGTGTAGTTTCTGTAATAGTTCATCATTTGTCATAGTAATACCTTATCAGTTTTCATCATAGTTGTCAAGTTGGATTGGTTCAGGCACTTCCGCCTTGTATCCCTCTGTCATTTTGTAGTGCCACCTCAACCAGTTATGCAAACGCACTTCTGAATTGGGTGTAAGCAGATTTGCGGTCTGGTGTGCTAGGTCAATAACATTAGTCCTTTCATCTGAAAAAATGTCTGCTATCTTTTTGGCTTTAGTTCTGTGTTCGCTCATTGTTCAATCCTATCATAGAGGTCTGACACTTTACCACTTGGCAAGGTCGTTTCCGTATTCATCTGTTAAGTTTAAGTTATCTGGTGTGGAGAATACTTCAAGGACGTGTTCCTTAATGTACTCCAGGATAGATTCAACTGTGGCTGGCTGTCCAGTAGAATCCTGGACCACTGCTACAAGTTCATCATTAACTGTATAGATATGCTTCTTCATGATCTCAATTGTTTGTGGTAACATTATTTACCTCCCAACCTATCAAGACTATCTTCAAGTGCTTCTATGTATGTGTCTATGACACCCTCTAGATTAACTAAGACTGCTAAGGTTAATTGGTCCTCATCTTGCATTAAGGCACCTTGCAGATTAGTAATGGTATGTTTAATAAACTTGTTAATCTCTTTATCCATTACCAGTTCCTGTCATCTAGAATGTGATCAATGCCAGCATCTACGGCTTCATAGAATGTGTCATAGATTTCTCCCATATCTTCATTGTGTGCAAACACTTCCCACCAAGGATTCATACGATAGATTTCAAATCCACTATTACTAATAGTTTTAATAAACTGCAGCAACTGAATATCGTCATTGATACCCTCTGCCTCTAGATCATCTGAATATCTAACAATTGTTGCACACTCATCAGTTAGTTCACCATTAACTAATTCTGGTAGTGTTAAGTGCATCTCACCACCACGCTCAACCTCAACCACACGGTCCAAGTATGTGATAGTTGCATAAGACTCATAGCCCTCCTGCCAAACATAAAACTCTGGCATCTGCTTGGAGGTAGGAATAGTCTGTGTGTATTCTACTGTTACGCCTTCTAAGTTCATACCCATATCCTATACTGTTTTCTTAGATAAGTCAAGTCTTGTCAGGTTCCAGGCTAAAAGTTCTTCTAGCCTCAAATATTCTGTCTCTACACCAAGATCATCTTTAACATCTTCCCAACGTCCACTAGTTTTATTGTATGCAGCACCGTGAACTTCTCCAAAGTTTAATTCAGTAGTTTCTGCATCAACCATAAAAGCTCCCCAATCCTCATCATAAACTACTACCCAATGATATTCGTAACTCATACTCCCACTTCCTTAAATGTATCTACTACTACTTGACATACTCCGTCTAGCACTTCATCACTCATTCCGTCAAGGAAAGTCATTAGATTTTCCTGCAACTGTTCTACAACTAATTTCATTCTTTCCAACTCTTCTTTATCTAATTTCAGCACATCAAAGTGCACTTCATCTTGCCAGGTATTCATACTAATCCCTCTCGTGTACGATTACGTCTTGTAGGTACATAACTTCTGGGTCAATCTTGTAACTATTAATTAGGTGTTGTCTTGCTTGTTCAATAACAAACTCATCAGTTGGTCTTTCATCAAAAGAAACACTTGTGATCATTACCATAGACTCTAATACAAACTCTACGTTGTATTCATACATTAGTTAATCTCCACTTCTAATCCGTGATACTCTAAAGAAATCATTGTCTGTTCTAAGTCAGCAGAGTCGTCACACTCATCATAGTAGCCAAGGTTCTTAAAATGATTCCAAGCATCATCATTATCAAAATCAGGATTGTCTGCTAGATAAGATTCCCAATCTTTCTGATCTATCTTCATTGACCATTGTGATTCAAAAGTTCCCTGAAAGGTTGCTGTCAAATACATTACACTATCTCCAGTCTGTTCTTGGCAAAGAATAGGTCTGTGCCGTCCTCATCTTTAATACTAATCTGTGCAGGTACATCAAACTTATCAAGGAAAAGGTGGTGTTCAATCTGCCATTCTTGATCTTTAACAAACTCAATCATAGCCTCATGTGAAATAGGGTGTCCATGAATACCATACTCACCTGTTGCCAACATCATCTTAATTAATGCTTCCTCTGAATAAATAACTTCTGTGGTTGCTACTAAATACGTCATTACTTTTTACCTCTGATAATAATTTGTACCATTTCTTCTGTGTGATAAAAATGCTTTACAAACTTGTAAGCAGTTTCCCATTGTTCTAATTCGATACCACCAACATTATGCAGTTCAACAAAATCATCTGCTAGTGTTTGTAGTAATGGATTGTCTGTGTCAATCATTTCTGTCCTTTTGTAGGTTGATACTGTGTATCCTACCACATAGGTCTGACATTTTATGCAAGTCCCCATGATTTCCGTGAAAATTTCGTAAAGATCGTAAAGGTTGACAACTACATTGTTTTGTGGTCGGCAAGCTTTGGGCATAGAAAAACCCCCTGAAGGGAAAACAGGGGGTGTCTCTATTTATTACTAGCGAACTGCTACATAAGGTAGTTCACGCTCACCGTTTTTCATCTGACGCTTAGACACGTTATCCACAAAGTGTCCGTTAGCATCTCGCACAACTACACGCTGGCTCTTACCAAAACGTGTGTTCCACTTTTCTTCTGCAATGAATAGTTTCTTTGCCATTTCATTTCTCTTTTCTATTAGGTTGGTGGACAGTTTAGTGTGGTGTCCAGCACTTCCTACCTACTAGGAAATCTAGTATCGTTCGTCTATTGAATCAATGTCTGCATCAAATTCTTGAATCTCATACTTAGATTCATTTGATTCGATTGTAATGTCAAAGTCATAGACACTTAAATCAGAAGCATCTTCATTGACAGGAATAGAAACTGTTGCCTTGATTGTTACATTGAATTCAACTTCAACTTCCTTGGACAAGTCAATACCAAAGATGTTTGCAATTTCAGTTGCGTGTTCTTCGCCAATCTCATCAAAGTTCTCAACAAGATAATCTTTTAACTTGTCTTGTGCTCTTGAGTTACGGTTGTTAGTTTCTTGTACTGCCTCTAGTCTCCAGTAAGTTCTAGAAATGTCGTCTGCATTTTCTGTTTCAAACTTTGAGTCTGACGGTGTACCGTAGTAGTAACCCTTTCGGACAACAATAGTTGCCTTTGGGTCATACTCTGGCTTGTATTCTGTTATGGTTGCTGGTATGCCAAATGTTGGCTCTCCTGTGGTAAACTCCACGTTATTCTCCTTGTAGGTTGTTTGTTGATACTAGTGTATCAGAGAGGTCTGACATTTCTTGCCATTCCTCCAGTTCGTTATCCCACCTGTATTTTGTAGTATCTACAGGGCAATCTTCATAGCCGTTCTCTGGGTCTCCATACTCACAGATGCATTCCTTATCTCTATCTTTGTAGTCAGCGTGGGACATTGGGAAATCATACTCATCACAGGCAATGTCTTCTCCAGCCTTGAATGTGCAAGAACCACCCCAACCAGTCTCCTCCTCATACTCATAGTCAAACTCAAGAGTTGGGTATTGTTCTGATAGTTTTAGTAGAGCCTCTCCAACAGGACTCCAAGCGGTTTCAAAGTGATACATAACAGAACCATCATCATTAACAGTTTTAATAGTATTAGGATACTCATTGTCATCAGATACACATACGTCCCATTTAGTTCCCCAGTTACGGCAGTTCCAATGATACCAGTCTTGGTCTTCACGCATAGAGCGAACAAACTCTGCCATAAATTCTTCACCATCAAGTTGCTTCTTAGTAAAGACTTCTTTTTCATAGTATGATTCAAGGTCTGTTGGTTTTACAATGTTCCAAAAAGCAAATACAGGATTGTTGTATTCTTCAAAGTCAGCAACCTTTGTGTACTTACCATCAACAAACTTATGAACAGGGTGGTGCATAGTGAATGGCTGGTTAAGTTGTTCAACCATCTTATCTAATTCTGATTGCTCACCTGATACAACAAGTGAATTAAATACCCAGTTTGGCATTTGTTCTTCTTTCTAGTAGGTTATGATTACATCATAGCAGATAGGTCTGACATTTTCTGGTGATTCCCGTGAGTATTTCTTAAGTGTCGTAACAAGAGCTTTGGATCTTAACGTGCCGACCCAATTTCCCAACTTTGTCAAGTCAGGAAACTGGGTGTGTTGGAGTTAGACCTCAGCCAACTCACGCACAATGGATAGCAACTTATTCTTTTCTGCATTTACAACAGGGTCAAAGCCACTAGCACCCATTAGGATACTTTCCTTGTTTTCACTACGGGCAGAGCGATACCAGTCTAAGCGTTCTGTTAGTGCATTGTAAGCACCCCAAGCATTACCAGCAATCATTCCGTTAGTGTCACCACCATAGATTTCATCTAGCAATTCAATCTTGTTTTCCCACTTAGTCATAGCACCTCTAGTGTCCTTGTCTGGCATTGGGTAAGCGGTTGCAACAATTTCAGCAAACTTAGACTTAGTGATTTCCTTTTCAATCATAGCCTTAGCCATAACTTCAAACTCATCAATGTAAGTGTTAGCAAGACCAAGTGCTTGACGAGCCTGTGCAACACGTCCGTCTAATGACTGTGTGTGACGTAACTTGAAAGACTGCTTAGCACCCTTGCGGAATACTGCGGTGTGAGTATTCATACAGGTCATACGGATTGGAGTAACAGTTGCTTGAACAGCACTAGAACCATCGTGGCTTGTAGAGATAGCAAGGTAATTCTTAACTACGTCTGCAACACCTGTTGGGTCAAGTATGGTTTCACGCTCAAGTGCTAATGCACCAAAGACAAGTCTACCTTGCTTTAGAGAACCAGCAACTTCCCAACGTCCACCGTCAAGCAAGTTATCACCAAATGCAAATAGTTCTTCATTCTGCAATACCTTGTAACGCTCACCTACAACAGATAAAACATCTGGATGCTTGTCTGCTGGATGATTACGAACAACAAGAAAGTTAGACTTTACTGATGTGTAGTTTTCAGGTAGTGCAACATCTTCAAGACGTACATCCCAGTTATCAAGGTTTGCTAGTTCTAGCATTTCTGATGTGGTCACTTCATTTTGGAATACAGTTCCAAGTTGGTGGTAGGCAGGTACACGCAAGGAAGCATAAGAAGCCTTGCCGTTTACAATTTCAATTTGGTCAATAGACACGTTTTTTCCTTTGTTAGTGTTTGATAAGATTATCATAGCATAGGGGTCTGACATTTACCAAACTTATTTAGTGTAATTTCCTGTGAATTCGTAAGCATTTCGTAATTGTTATATTGCTGTTATAAAGCTGCCGACCCGATTTTGCGATCTGTATGGGACTTGAACCCACAACCTCTACCGTGACAGGGTAGTGCTCTAACCAATTGAGCTAACAGACCTTATGGTAAGCAGTTTATAGTCTGAGTATGGTGCTTAGGACTGTCCCCTTTATTTTACCTGCGTGGCTGTGGCAGGTTTTGGTTTCGGATGTAACCTACTACCAAGATGATTGGTATTCAAAGCCATCAAATCTACTTTCAAGACAACGATTAATAATCTCAATGGTTTCATTCAAACCAGCATAGTAGTATTCATCATAAGTAGTTGAACCAAAAAAGAATCCTGCACCTGTTGGCAATAAATCTTCTGCCAATTCTTTATGTGCAAGAACTTCAATGCAGGTTGCTTTTAATTCTTCTAACTGTTGACGGGTTACATAGTATGAACCACAGTTATCTTCACCGTCTTGAACATTATCAACAAACCATTGATGAATCTGATTAGCCTTACGCCAGTAACCCATTGGGAAATCAATAGAGATGCCAGCAAAGCCTTGCTTGTCAATAACATCTTCCATTTCAAATGCTTCAACAATTTTCTTAAATGTTTCATTAGGTGTGTCAAGAATGTCACCATTCTCATCACGACCCCAATCGGTGCGTGAAATGTATTCACTTGCACGAAGATACATATCTAGTCCCATTGTGGACTCCATTCTTTAGTAGGTAAGTTTATCTTATCAGATAGGTCTGACAATTTGTGTGGGTGGGGTGCAAGGGTAAAAACACCCCACCCAAGTCAATTAACTACTTAACAGTAGTCCAACGGTCTTGACCGTTCACATCAAGTTTGATACGCAAAGTACCATTCTTGTTTTCCTTAACTTCTGTTACGGTTCCAGTTACAGCAGACTTCTGCGTGGTGAACTGTGAGCCAACAGTTGGGGCTTGGATTGTGTTTTCCATTTGCTTCTCTTTTCTATTTGTTGTTGATGTTATCATCATACCAGAGGGGTCTGACATTTTTGCAGGATTCTGGTGATCTTTTCCATGTGACCTTAATCACTCTCGTAAAGGTTGACAAACCAATACTTTTGTGTCGGCGGTCTTGCCTCAGTCAAACTGAAGCAAAGACACACTTTCATTATCTAGTAGGGAATAGCATAACTCTTCATCTTCAAAGATATCTAAGAAGAATAAATCATATCCTTCAGGAGTTGGCTCTGTGCGAGTAATGCAAACAATATGATTGTCTGGAAGCTTTACTATGTCGCCAGGCTCAATAGTCATTCCAACTAATTTATCTATTTCTTTATATTCGGTAATCATAGTTTCCAATCATAGGTTTTGTATTTGTCAAGTTCTGATGCTTCGTTTATGTCACTATCTATTTTATCTTCAAGCCAACTAAGTTTAGAAATTAAACCTATCACGAAACCAAAAGCAAATAACATAGCAAGTATACCAAAAAATAATTTCAACTATACACTTTCTCTCAATCGTAGATACTCAATGTAAATCTTATCTGATGCCATTTCTGACATTAGTTTGTCTAGTATAACATAAGGGTCTGACATTTCTTGCTTACGATTAAATAGTCTTATAGCCATTCTGCTAAATCTCCATCTGCAATTTCTGAATAGTCCATACCATTTGCTTCTGCAATGGCATCCCATACATCTGATTCGGTGTAGTTTCCATTTGGATACCAACGATTAAGAATTTCTTGTGCTGTCATATTTTTATCTTGTAAATCTTCTAAATACCTTTTACTATTACTCATTACGCAAATACCTTTCCATACAACTCAACTGAATTACCATTATCTAAATCAGTAAGTAGATTGTTTACTAAATCTAATACAACTGTCTTATCAAAATTGTTAGCAATTTCTGAACGGCTAATTGCATAGATACCAAAACCAGTTTCATCTAATACATAGTCTTTCATTAAGTGTGAGATAACCATACGAGTAAAGTATGAGGTATCACCCTTGCGTGGTTGTGCGTGTATCAATGCACCAACCAAATCATCTTGCCAATTAGATTCACCCCAATGTGAATAAAGATTAACTAGACTGTCTGTTCCGTCATCAAATACGAAATTAATTCTTGCACCCATTTTAGTAACCTGCTTCCGTTAGCATTTTGTTAATTGCTTCTAGTTCTTCTGTTGATAATTTTGCGATGGCTTCATCATCAATGACACCCTCAAACAAATCTTTAATTAGTTCTGACACTTCTCTCCTTAGTAGGTTATGCTGAAAGCATACCACAAAGGTCTGACAATTTCTAGTGCTTTCCGTGATTTTTTCTTAAGTTTCTTAACTTGACAAATAGCTTTAACTGTGCCGACCACCTTTCGGTGGGTCTGTCAAGTTTTACTCGTCATCCCAATCTAATTCTATTAGCCAAGCATCTAAACGATGGTTATCTGCAATTGCTTGAGCAGGTGCAAAATTACTACCACGATACTCAATACCTTGTGGTAATTCAATTTCAGCAAAGTAATCTTCGTTCTGAATTGCATTAATAGCATCTATGCAAGGCTGTACCATTGACGATGGAACGGGTGGATAGAAATTGTATTGTAGGTGCAAATTGATCTGTTGCTCAATTGGCATAGTATCCATAGCGGATAACTCTGTAGCAAAGTTTAATCCCATTTTATTCTCCTAGTAGGTTTTTGTATTTTGACTTACGGGTGTATTTCTTTTTGTTACGGTGCTTAGCGGATGCATTACTCCTACGCAATTCTAGTCTTGCCCTAAGTTGCTCAGGGCTTGCAGGTAATTTCATCATAGGATTAATCTTAGCAGATAGGTCTGACATTATTCCTCCCCAAACATTTCATCCCAACAAGTACCACAGATACCTGTAATGAAACGCTCACGCACATCTGCATCATAAGAAGACAATACAGTTTGGGCTAATCCACCTTGGTGGTATGCAAATAGTTCAGCGGAAGAAATTGAAACGGTTTTGGTTTCATTGCAAGTTGGGCAAGGGTGTGATGTAACAACGTAGCGTTCGTTCATCACTTTCATTGGGTTGTGTAAAGTGAACATAGTGTCCCTTTCGTTTGTAGGTATGGTTATACCTTACCACAAGGGTCTGACAATTTCTAGGTTTTCAGTGAAATTCTCGTGGTTTTTTTAATAGTGTCGTAACTTGACTTTGATGGGAATTCGTGCCGACCAGATTTTATTAGCTTTGTCAAGCGGTGTGCCACTATGAGGCACTACCCCTAAACACAATCCAGATCAGGGCTTGCATAACTCTAGGTGTCATTTTCATTTCGCTTGCAACTATTTCAACAGCCTTAGATAATTCTCGGTATTGTGTTTTGTTAGGTGCATTAGTTTCTAATCCTGCTGCATAACACATCCACACATCAATTGTTATTGCATTCTCATCACCTGCAATTGCTCTTGCGAATGCATTAGTTTTTTGACCTTTAAGTGCATCGAATCCCATTGTTAAAGAATTTTCTGCCATTAGCAAATTATTTTTTAGTCCTGCAGGTTTTCCACCATGAGCAAATTCTAATGCTTGTGCCATGTTGCGTGACCAACGCTGACGAGGTGAGAATGCAGAAATTATGCTTGCAGTATTTTCTACTGTCACGTTTATGTTTCGTGATTGGTAAATTCTAATTAGATCATGAGCCAACAATTCTGCATCTGCATACCATTGGGTTGCCTGTTCAATTTGTGCAGGTGTTGCGGTAGTAGCAATGTTACGGTATAAGTCGGTTGCGTTCATGTCGTTCTCATTTCTTAGTAGGTATCTCTGATACTAGCATAAGGGTCTGACAATTTTATTAAATTCCAGTGATTTTCTGGTGTTGTTTTAATCGTGTCGTAACTTGACAAAAGCTGAAAAATCGGGTCGGCAAAAAAATCTGGGAATGTCAAACGACACGCCCAGAAATTTTAGTTTAGTTTTTAATCAGTGAGTTTGAAAACCACATACAGAGTTAGCAAAAGAAAAGTGATGATCAAAAAATTTTTCATTAGTATTCACCACGCAACACAAACGCAAACGAATGCGAACCTAAATCAAAAATTAAAGATGTGTTTTTTCTGTTTAGTTTTTTACTGTAGTAATTTGAAAAACTAATTCCAATTACGAAAGTTCCGTCAATTTTATTGTGAACGAATCTCATTACACACCTACCGCATCTAAAAACTTTTCTTCATCAAAGTTTGGATTATCGCTTGCAAATAAATCTGCAAAATCTTCTGCGATACTTTTTACAAGTGAAGAAATCAAAATGTTGTCTTGTCCTGCTTCTGCATAAGAATTAAAAATCTTTGCAGTTGCTATGTAGTCTTTGCGTGTCATCATTTATTTTCCTGCCTTTGCATTTTGAAAGAATTGTAGTTCAAGATTTTGCTCTTGAGTTTTTTTGTCTAGTATTGCTTGCACATCTGCAAGTGGCTTTGCCCATTCAATAGATACACTTAGAATAGTTGAAAGCACAAGATGCTCATTTGTTGGAAGTGTTGGATACTTTGCATTTTGCAAAGCCTTGTAAGACTCTAGAAAGTCTTTGGTGTTTAGTGTAGTCATTGTGACCACCTTTCGTTTTTGTTAGTTTGTTAAGTTGATACTATCAGAGAGGTCTGACAGTTTTTAGTGACCTAATCTGTCGCAACTGGTTAGGTCTTGCTCTACATAGTAGACACAATAGCCACAGATAGATTCATCACAGGCAGGGCAGGATTTCCACTCTGACCACTCATCACAGTTTTCGCATCTATTCATTAGTAGCAACTCCCTGCGGTACAATGTGCAAGTGAATGACCGATACTACGCTTACCCTTGTAAAGGCAGTTATCGTGAGAGATGAAAGGCATCTCATTCTTTGCCAATGCATTTTGGCAAATCTCACATTCGTCATAGTAGCGAATGGTATGGGTGAAACTATTTCCTGCGGGAGTAGTTACGTTTTCAATTACATCTAAGTAAGTCATAGTGACCTCTTTCTTTTTTGTTTAGTAGTTTTACTTTAGCATAAGGGTCTGACAGTTTTACCCGTAGACACGCTTAGTCAATTCTTTAATTTTGATTTCCCAATAGTCCACCATTAGTTGGTGTGCAGGGAATTGCAGGGCGGTAGCCTTAGCATCTTCTAGTTGTGCCATAGCATCTAGTAGTAGGGATAGATTCTTGATTTTAGTGTAAGCCATTTTGAGACTACCTTTCTTTAGTGTTGAAACTTATTTGCTAGGCTCACCCTTTCGGGATTATTTGCTAGGCTCATTCTCAACTGCTTTATGATTTCATCTTAGCAGGGGGGTCTGACAGTTTTGCCCATTTTAGGGTATGTCTTAGATGAACATTAGGTAAACAATAATTCACAACTTATCAACAGCCTGTGTATAACTCTGTGGATAACATGTGTATAACCTGTGGATATCCTGTGAATTTTCACTGTGTTTTTAATCATAATCGTAAGCCTGTGGATAACCTGTGGAAAACGGGTCGGCGGATTTTTTTATCCACAGCTTGGGGATAACTTGTGGATAAGTACCTGTGGATAACCTGTGGATTGTGGATAACGTGTGGATAAGGCTGTGGATTATTGTTCACCAAATGTTTACCTACAACACGCCCTATTTGGCAGAAATTGTCGGTGGGGTGTGTTAGGTTTAGACTATTAGATAAGAGGAGGTAAGAAATGGAAATTACAACATTAGATGCAATCGGACTAGCAATAGTTGCATTGTACAGCGTGTTTGTTGGTTGGTTCATCATCAACCAATAAGCACCCACCCAAAAATTGTCAGACCCCTATGGTAAGTTAAAACTAACAACAACAAGAAAGGCTAAATCAAATGAATGAATTAGCATTAGAACAAATCACTAAGGCAACCTGCCTAGTGTGCGGTGACAAGTTAGCACCGTTTGAAATTGAATCCTCTATCTGCATTATGTGTGAGGACTAATTATGTTTTTGTTTCACTTGCGTGATGTATTGCTAGGCGTTGCGGTATTCTCATTACCTGCCCTGCTACTTGAATTACAATTATTAGTCATTGGACTAAATGGAATGTCTGTCAATGTAATGATAGTAACCGTTGCCATTGGTTTACTATCTGCCATTGGTGCAATAGTTATCGAAGCAATCGAGGGGTAGTCAATGGAATTACTATTTGGATTCATTATGGTACTAATTATGATTGGTGCATACCTAGCAAGCATAGATAATTTCTAAAACCGCATTATGCTTCAAAAATAATTAGGCATTATGCTTAAAAAAATTTCACTAGATTAAATGTCTAGTGATTTTTTTTGTTCTCGTATGTGCTCACTATGTTTTTTGAAAGCTTTTTTGAAAATTCGGCATCATACAAATAAAAATCTCATTCACATTTTGGTGAAAATGGGTCTAGCTGCAGATCTAAAATATAAAATTGCATTCACATTTTATAGGATTATATATATGTGACCTACATCACATTAATATATAACAAAATGGTAACAAACAGATAACGTTTGTATAACAATAATATATTGGATACAATCTAGGGTATAATATGTATACACATTGCCTTATGGGGTGTGAATTTAACTCGCTTAAAAGGAGCAAAAAATGAAATATACAACAACGTGGGCAAATGACCCATACATGATCGGATGGGAAAGTTTTTTCCCAAAGCTAGAAACTTTAGCAAAAACAAATGCAGCTAGCTTTCCTCCATATAACGTTAAAAAAATCGGTGAAGACAACTTCGTTATTGAATTGGCAGTAGCTGGATACAACAAGTCAAATCTAACTATTACTGAAGAAGATTGCTGTGTGACGGTAGATGGAGAACTTCCAGAAACAAATGATGAATATATCCATAAAGGAATTGCAGGGCGTAAGTTCAAAAGAACATTTGCTTTAGCAGAATATATGGAAGTCTCGGATGCAAAACTAAATGATGGTATTTTATCCATTATAATTACAAGGAATATCCCTGAAGAGAAAAAGCCAAAAGCTATCTCTATCAAGTAGCTAAAAGCTATAGGTTTACCTTGGGATGGGTAAGTGTCCTGAGTAAAGACATAAAACTGCTCATTTTATTTTTACAATTTTATTTTTCGGGGGATGTGGAAGACTTTTCTTCTGATTCAAAATCTGGTACATTCAATGCAGGTAGAGGTGACATAATATTACCTTGACGATGTAATTCCATAAGCTTTAATACATCTTCACCTTTATCTTGACTATCAGCAATTAGTACCAGAAGATCATAAATTCGACCTAACATGATATATAGGATAGTTCCTAGATTATCATTCATATTCTTTACTTCTGTGTCAATTTGTTCTTCTGACATATATAATCCTTTGTTCGTAGTTACCTATTATAGCAACTCTTTTTATCTTGTGTCAAGTTATATAGGGAGTTGGGTTTTGTTCTCTTTTCGCCGAACGCCACCGCCGAAATTTTATTTTTTTTTGCTGTATAATGATAAGTACAATCCCAAACGGGAATAACATTGGAGAAATATATGTCAAAGTCACAGATGGCAATGCTACAGTCATACGGAAGAGCATTCCTGGCAGCAGCAATTGCATTGTACTTAGCAGGTGTTACTGAATGGCAGAGTTATTTATCTGCTCTAGTCGCAGCATTTGCACCAGTAGCAATTCGCTACATGAATAAGAACGATATTGCATTCGGTAAGACTGCAACCCCAGAATCACTAGCCAAGCAAGCAGTTGATATTGCAGAAATGGTAGTAAAGCAAGCCCCAAAAGCAAAAACTGCAAGTGCACCAGCTGCACCTGCAAAAAAGGCAACTAAGGCACCTGCTAAAAAATCTACAGCAAAGAAGACTACTTCAAAGTAGTCTTTGTGGAAGTGTATAGACGATGACTCCAAATGAATGGTTGATGACCATTGCTGCAACAATAACTGCAATTGGAGTTATTGGTGTTGGACTATATAAAGTTACAAAGCTTGTAAAAAGATTTATACACTTCCTAGATGATTACTTTGGTGAAGAGCCAAGACCAGGATTTGATGGTCGTCCTGGAATGCAAGAAAGACTAAGATTTATGGAAGAAGAAATTGCTTGCATATCTTTTGAAATGAGACCAAACCACGGTACATCCATTAAAGATGCCGTTGGTCGTATTGAAGAGCGTTTAGATAAACTAGAACGCAACTAACAGAAAGTAAAGTCTTGAAGTTTGGTTTTAATAATTGCGATGGCAATATCAAGACTGGGTATGGCTATGCCACACATAAGATAATTACCAATATTGGTAAGACAAGCCACAGTCTTTTAATTGAAAGAGAAAACCCAGTTGAGGTTACTTTTAGCCATCCCCAATTCTATAAGTTTCATGGAAAAGATTCCTACAAAATTGGATACACAGCCTGGGAGTCTACCGAGCTTCAGCCTATGTGGGAAGAGTACATTTCTCACCTTGATGAAATGTGGGTACCTAATCAATTCTGCAAAGAAATATTTAGTAAGTTTACAGACAAAGAAATTTATGTGTTTCCCCATGGCATTGATGATACCTGGGCTCCTATTGAAAGAAAAGTAGATGACAAAATAAAATTTCTTCATATGGGTCATCCCGCTTACAGAAAAAATTTACCAGAAACAATTAATACATTTCTTGAACTATACGCTGGAAGAAAAGATGTAGAGCTAACTGTTAAAGCTTACTCTGCATGTGAATTTGAAATTAATGAGCCAAACATTAATGTTGTTGTAGATACCGTTACCTATTCAGAACTTGCTAGCTTTGTTGGTCAGCACCACGCCCTACTTTATCCTTCTTGGGGAGAAGGCTTTGGTCTTATGCCACTACAAGCACTAGCCACAGGTATGCCAGTAGTTATGACAGATGGATGGTGCGACTATAAGCGTCACTGTCCAGAACTAATTATTAATTCTGAACTTGTATATAATCCTTGGCAACTAATACATCCTGGAAAAATGTTTAGACCTGACCTAAACCATTTTGCTACTCTTATGCAACACACTGAAAAAAATATCGAAAGCATATTAGAGCTTCAGTCTAAAAGAGCACTAGATGTTCACAAAGAGTGGAAATGGGAAAAGGTAGTAAGGGACCATTTAGATTCTGTTGAAGCTCGTTTAATGCTATAATCGTGGTATGTCTGATATTACATCCATCATAGTAGAAGAAGATAATCTTCTTGCATCCCTAATTTTAGCTCCAGTAATTAATGATGGAATTAGTACTGTTGGATCAACCACCACATATGACTTTGAAACTGGTCAGGCTAATGTGGTTGCCTCACAAGAAAACTTTAATGTTGAGCTTTCCGTAGTTGAGGCTATTAGTGCAGTAACTTCAGTTAATGGAAAGACTGGAGTGGTGGTAATTGACTATCCAGATATTGGCTCAAATCCAGTAAATCATGTTAGACATGTCCACACCCAAACCTCTATTTCTAATGAATGGACAATTAACCATAATTTAAACTTTTATCCAAATGTTACTGTCCTAGACAATGCAAGTAGAATTCTTGAAACTGACTTAGTGTATTTGAACAGTAATACTGTTAAAATTGTAATGAACAGTGCTTCAAGCGGTACAGCGTATCTAACTTAGCCCTGTTACTTCAATAGGGAAAACTGATTATCATGGCATCAAGACTGTTTACAGTTGATTTAGACCTTGGATTAAACAAGGCAAAAAGATTTATCTTTGAGGATTTTTCAACAAATCCAAGCTCCGACCTAACTTCTGGTCGTATTATTTACTTTACTGGCTCAGGTGGTGATCAGAATCATCTAAGACTTTACAATGGAACTGCATGGAAGACAATCGCTTATACCGATGACGTTCCAACAATTTCTATCTCTCTAGATGCCCCAGACCTATTTACAGTATCAGGATCTCCTGCTAACGCTTCAGGAACACTAGCATTTGAATGGAACACAGCAGCAGTTAACACTGTTCTTGCTGGTCCAGGTTCTGGCTCAACAGCAGCTATTCCAACATTTAGATCACTTGTAGCTGCAGACATTCCTAGCCTTGAATCAACAAAAATTTCAGACTTTAATGAAGCAGTTGCTGACGCAGTTGGAGGAATGGTAACATCAAATACCGAAAGTGGAATTTCAGTATCCTATGATGATTCCGATAATACCCTTGACTTTGACGTAGCAGATTTCTCAATTACTCTTACTGGAGATGTAACTGGTAGCGGAACTGTAACAAATCTTGGAAACGTAAGTTTTGAAGCAACAGTTGGAAATGATACTCATACTCACGCTTCTACAACAATTTCAGATTTCCGTGAAGCCGTTGAAGATACTGCTGCAAATCTAATAACAACTGCAACACACTCTGGAATTTCTGTAGCCTATACAGATAATACAGGTGGTGCTGGAACACTAGCGTTTACTAACACTGGTGTAACAGAAATTGTTGCAGGAACAGGAATAACAATTGACCAGGCTACTGGCGATGTAACAATTACAAACGCAGACAAGGGTTCTGATCAAAATATCTTTAAGACAATTGCTGTATCTGGTCAGGATAGCGTTGTCGCAGATTCTAATACTGACACATTAACAATTGCTGGAAGTACTGGATTAACAGTAACCACAAATGCAGGAACAGACACTATTACCCTAACTAACTCTGGTGTAACAAGTATTGCTGGAACTACAAATGAAATTGAAGTGTCAGCAGGTACTGGATCTGGTCCATACACAGGAGCTATCACAATTGGTCTCCCAAATGATGTAACAATTGGAGGAACTCTTACAGTAACTGGAGACCTTGACGTTACTGGTGCAATTAATTCAGTTTCAACTTCAACAATTAATGTTGAAGATAACTTGTTCTTACTTAATTCAAATGTAACTGGAACTCCTTCTTTGAATGCAGGTCTTGAAGTTGAGCGAGGAAATTCTACAAATGCATCACTTATTTGGAATGAAACAAGTGACAAGTGGAGTGCAGGTATTGCTGGTTCAGAAATTGCAATTGCTAGAAAGTATGTTACAACAACAACTGGAACAACACATACCATCACACATGGTCTTGCAACTTCAGACGTAACAGTACAATGCTGGCTTGCAGGTGCTCAGGTAGATGCTGCAATCGTAGTTACAGATGCAAACACCGTAACCGTAACAACAAATAGTTCGATTACAGATCTTAAGACGGTAGTTGTTGGCTAATGCTTCCAGGCTTTAAATCATTTAAGATTTACCGTGGAGATACCTTTGCTTTTCAAATGACACTGAAAACTGGATCGACAACTTTCTTAAATATTACTAGTTCAACTTTTATTGCTCAGATAAAAGAAAAAGGTAAGACTACAGTAGCTGCAACACTTACAGTTACAAAAGAAAGTTTGCTTGGTGGAGTTATCAAAGTTACTTTGCCTTCAACTGAATCTGCAAATCTAGTTCCAAATAAAAGTTATGTCTATGATGTTGAAATGACAAATGGAACTAATAAGACTACAATTTTAACTGGTCCAATTTTAGTTACTGCAGATGTTTCTTCTGCTTCCTAATATATAATTATATAATTAATATAAATTATATTATTAATATAATAATACTTTAAAACTATCTATATTATATAAATAACAATTATACACTACTTCCTAGTTCACTGACTAGGAATTTAATCTTTTTTATTAAATCGTTACCTAAATGTAATATTGTATTACAAGCTATGCACTTAAATACTGGTTCTTCTGATTCTGTAAACCAAGGAAGCATATACATATGATCTGGATTTCCTGGACATTTAATTTTTGCAACTACACCAGCTGATTGTAATTTATTGTAAATATGTAATTCTTGTATTGTTATCATGACTTAATCTTATCACACACCCCGATTTTGGAACTGTGACCAATATGGTGTAGAATAGAGGTACTCGCTATTCAGCGAATCAAATATTTTTTAAACGGAGATGATTTTAATGACTTATGTTTTACCCACCGCTTATCAGCAGGTAATTCACAAAACACGATATGCACGATGGATGGAAGCAGAGAATCGTAGAGAGAACTGGGACGAAACAGTAAGTCGTTATACCACATACATGTTCGAGGCATTGGAAAAGCACAATGGATATTCTATGTCTGACAAGATTAAGAAACAAATTTCAGAGGCTATTTTAACAACTAGGGTAATGCCATCCATGAGAGGCTTAATGACTGCAGGACCTGCCTTAGATCGTGATAGCACATGCCTCTACAACTGCTCTTATCTTCCAGTAGATTCTCTCCGATCTTTTGATGAAGCTATGTATATTCTTATGTGTGGAACTGGTGTTGGATACTCAGTAGAGTCACGTTATGTAAATCAGTTGCCAGAAATTTCCGAACATTTTGAAAAAACAGATACCACTATTGTTGTAGAAGATTCCAAAGCAGGATGGGCTAGATCATTAAAAGAACTTCTTGCACTTTTATGGCAGGGTCAAATTCCATCTTGGGACATGTCTCAGGTTCGTCCTGCAGGTGCTCGTCTTAAGACTTTTGGTGGTCGTGCATCTGGTCCAGATCCATTAGATCGTTTGTTTAAGTTTTCCATTGCAATTGTTAAGGGTGCAGCAGGTAGAAAGCTTACACCACTAGAGGCACATGACTTAATGTGTAAGATTGCAGAAGTCGTAGTTGTTGGTGGAGTTCGTAGGTCAGCAATGATTTCACTTTCAGACCTAGAAGATAGAAATATGGCAGCAGCAAAGTCTGGTTCATGGTGGGAATATTCAGGTCAAAGAGCTCTTGCAAATAATTCTGCAGTTTATGGAACTCGTCCAACCATGGAAGTATTTATGGATGAGTGGAAAGCATTATATGACTCAAAGTCAGGAGAGCGTGGAATCTTTAGTCGTGCAGCAGCACAAAATGTTGCAGAAAAGAATGGTCGTAGAGATCATACTGTAGACTTTGGAACAAACCCATGTTCTGAGATTATTCTACGCCCTTACCAGTTCTGTAACCTTACAGAAGTTATTGTTCGTGATACAGACACTCTTGAGGAACTAAAAGACAAGGTTGAATTGGCAACTATTCTTGGAACCGTTCAATCCTCATTTACTAGATTTAAGTACCTAAGAAAAATCTGGCAGAAGAACTCAGAAGAAGAAAGTTTACTTGGTGTCTCACTAACAGGTCAGCTATCTCATCCTGTCCTGAATGGTTCTAGAGGCGTAGAAGAGCTTTCTAAGTGGCTTGATGAAATGCGTGAACATGCAGTTAAAGTTAATGCAAAGTGGGCTAAAGAAATTGGAGTAAACCAGGCAGCAGCAATTACATGCGTTAAGCCATCTGGCACAGTTTCTCAATTAGTAAATGCATCTTCAGGTATGCATCCATGGCACTCTCAATATTACACACGAACAATTCGTGGAGATATGAAAGACCCAATTACATCATTTTTAGTAGATATGGGAATTAAGCATGAGCCAGATGTAATGAAGCCAAACGACACTATGGTATTTTCATTTCCTATTGCTGCACCAGAAGGTGCAACACTTCGTCAAGATTTAACTGCCGTACAGCATTTAGATATCTGGCTTACCTACCAAAGACATTGGGCAGAGCATAAGCCTTCTATTACTGTTTCTGTTAAAGAAAGTGAATGGATGGCAGTAGGTGCTTGGGTATATGACCATATTGATGAAATGTCTGGCGTATCTTTCTTACCTTATTCAGAGCATACTTATCAGCAAGCACCATATCAAGAATGCACAAAGGAAGAATATGAAGCACTAGTTTCTGAAACTCCTGCAGACCTTGATTGGAAGTGGCTTGAAATCTATGAAACATTTGACGGAACTACTAGTGTTCAGGATCTTGCATGTGTTGCAGGTGCTTGTGATATAAGTGATTTTGGTACCGCTAAAACTGTATAATGTATAAGAGGTACCCATGTCTTATTCCAGTCTTATTTTAGTAGATAATCCAAAAGTTGTTTGGGCTTTAGATGAGCCAGATTCAACAAATTCTGTTCTTGCAGATTCTTTTTCTGGATCAGCCAATAATGGGTCATATAAAACTGGAAAGTTTTTTAAAGGCAAAATACCAATTACTTATTCTGGTGTAACAAGCATTACAAATAATGGTCCTTGGAGCTCTGATTATGCTACAAGCAACACGTTATTTGACGTTCCATCTTTAGAGTTTTTTTCACCATCCTCACAATCAAAATCATGTTCATTGGAGTTTTGGATGAATTTAGAGTTGCCAAAAGATTTTGATAGATCAGATGAATCTATATTATTTGGAGAATCTACAGTAGTAAGACTTAAAGGAGAAAATACAAATTTTGGAAATTCTTCAACTGGGGTATATGTTAAAAACTTTGAATATTTAGTTTTTAGAGTTGGAGACTATGGAAAGCCTTATTATGATTCAGAAATACATATTGAAAACTTTAATACTCCTCTTCATGTTGTATGTTTGTACAGCCCAACATCAATTCAGATTGTTGTAAATGGAAAACCTGGAAGAAAAGTTGTAATTGAAAAAGACTTGTTTTTGTCAAAACCATCTGGAGAGTCAGATAAAAAATTTGAATTTAAATTTCCAGCCCCACTAACTTCAACAGCACCAGCATTTCTATCTGTATCTTATGACACAGTAGCACTTTATGACTATCAATTATCCCTTGATGCATGTAAAAGACATTATGTTTATGGTCTTGGTCATACAATAAATAAAACTCTTGCTTCAAATTTTGGTGGAACCGCTTACGACTTAGTTATGCAATCTACTATTCCATCAAAAAAATTAGACTATTTTTCTTCTACAACATGGAACCCATCAACAGTTTACGAAAGACTAGAGTTTTCAAATAACAATCTAGTTACAAAGCCTCAACCAAAAGTAGATATATATTTATCATCTACACAAAATGTAACAAAGTCAGATATGTTTGGAACAGAATCCTCTATTGATTTTATACAGTTTCCAAACAATGCCTATTCTTATGTAGAAATACCAAACTATGAAAAAATAACAAACAGTAAAACTTCTGGAATATCTTTTAAATTTTCTATACCTTCTACTGGACATGGAAGCAATCAGCAGCAACTATTTTATATTGGGTCAAAATCTTCAAATAGCTCAATATCTGCAACAATAACTGGAAGCGTTATTAATCTAAAGCAGTCTATAAATGGAGCAGCAGAGACACAAATGATAGGAGGAGTTTCTGGTGGTAACTTTATTTTACAAGGAAACACTTTTACTATTTCCCTGTATGTTATTTCCGATGGAAAAATTAAGATTGGAATAAAAGATTCTTCTACTGGAATTAATACAACTACGTCTTCTTCTATAAGCATATTTCCACTTCAAGATGGATATATTAGAATTGGAACAGCACCAGTATTTTTCAATGAAACAGTTCCTCCAGGAATTTCTTTGTCTCAAACAAAAAGATTTGACGGAAAGCTTTGGCAAATAGATATTCATGAAGAAGACTTAACTGGAATAACGGACATTGCTGACTATCCAGATAGATATAAGTCTTTGCTTTATCAAGCATATCCAATTAAATCAGAAGAAAGATTTGGTGTTGCAGTAAATGGAACTTTTGAATTTGGATTTTCTCTTGCAGATTTAGTTCCTACAGAATTTTTAAACTCTTCAGTAAACGATTTAAGATTTCCAATTGCAGCAGAGGTTGGATCTAATGTTGCAGAAGTTAAATACTCTGTTGAAAAAACAGTAAACGGTGTAACAACAGATGTTATTACAGAAGCAAATGCAATAGATATTAGATATTTGCATGTTCCAGTATTTTCTTCCAGTCCACCAAAAGTTAGCGAATTATATTTTAATGTTAAAGGAACTCTAAGATCTTTTGATAATGAAAGATATCCTGGAGTTTTAAATTATTTAAGAATATATTCTTACGAAACAAAAACAGACGGTTCTTTGAAATATTTAGAGATCAATACTGATAGTAGAGGTGCAAATCCAAGACTGTATTCTCAGGAAATATCATCTTCTCAATTGCCATTTAAAAGCATTCCTGAAATTAAAGGAAAAACAGATTTATACAGATCATTTACTACTGGAGTCATGGTTGGAAAAACTGGAACTGGTGTGCTTGAAAGATCAAACTATATAAGTTTACCACTAACCATAACCCCAACAAATGAGTCTGGCACAGTTTATTCAATTATGTTTGCTGGAAGAGCAAGGTCTGAAGTAACTGATTTTAATTTATTAAAATACGGTACTACAGAAGTTAAATGGTCAACTAGAGCTAGTGGCATACTAGATCCATCAACAGGAGTTGCAAAATTATATATTAATGGAGATCTTTACGACTCTGCAAAAACATATAATATTAATATTTGGAATCATTATGCAATTGTATTTAATGATGGTCAATCTTTATCAAACACTAACCCTTTGTTATTTGGATTTGGTGGAAGTCCTTGGCAACTAGATAATCTTTTAATTACAAGCGGAAGACCAAATGCAAATAGTGTAAAAAGAATTTATAGCAATGCATTTAGTGTTTTTACAGAAAGAAGAGGGTATGGATCTGCATCTCAGGTTGCTATGTATATTAATGATTCAGACTATAAATCTACACTAGGAACTTTTCAGCCCATAGGATCACAGTCTTCATTTTCTAATTTATTAATAAATGTTGCTTCGACTATGATATATTCAGTTGTTCCAGTTTCTGGATCAGCTTATAGAATATCTATTAATGGAATTGGAGATTTAAAAAGAATGGACGGATTTCAATTAATAGTAGGAACTGTAATTTTGCTTAAAAATCAAGGAACAAATAGTGCAGATAATGGAATATATACAGTAACGTCCATCACAGATGATTATATATATGTTACTAAATCAACAAATCCTTCAAATAACCAGGTGGTATATGTGTCTGGAGGATCGGACAATAGGGGTTATTATTTTATGAGAGATAGTTTAAATAATTACACAACAACTATTGCTCAAAAAAAGGTAATTCATTATAAATCTTCCGCTGTACCATTTGCATCTACAAGAATGCCTCCATTCTAGCTTTGATTATGGTATCATTGTGGTATGTCAAAATCAAATAACAAGCTAAGTGTTGTAGAAAGCAAGTCATCTCTTGGAATTTATGTATGGGTCCTGCCAAATGGAGAACCATTTATGGACAATGATGGCAATACTCTAAATGTCCCATCCATCCAGTATGATATTTCAAAAATGAAAGCACTTGCAGATGCTGCAGCATATTGGGGTAAGCCAGAAGGAACTGCAAAATTTATGCCTGGAGTTGGCAGAGCAACAGATACACAGGCTAGAGAAGATATTGAAAGAATGGCTGAAGGATTGACACCTTATGGCGATACAGAAAACTGGAGAGAGTTGTTTAGCAATGGAAGAAAATAATAGAGAAGTAAGTGGAGTAAAGCTTTTTTCAACACCTAAGGCAGATTCCCCTTGGACTGGATCAGATGAATTTAAAAAGTCTGGGGATGAAATTCTTTCTCTTTCTGGTCTTAGTCACAATTTTCGCAGATCCGCAAAGCGTAGATTAGAAAAAGCAGACAACAATGAGTTAAGTGGTCAAGGTGCATCATCTAAGCAAATGATTCCAGACAAGTATGGATATGGTCTATTTGATGTAATTGAACCTCCATACAATTTGTCTTCGTTAGCAAAGATTTTTGAAGTATCTTCTGCAAACTATGCTGCTATTCAGGCAAAAGTTTCTAACATTGTTGGTCTTGGATACGAACTTCAAGAAACCTTGCAGGTTCAACAAAGATTTGAAGAAATGACAGATATGGATCAACTTGCTCGTGCAAGAAGAAAAATGGAAAGAGTCAAGTTAGAGGTAACAGAATGGATTGAGTCTCGCAATGATGATGATACATTTACTGCTACTTTGATGAAAGCATACATTGACAAAGAAGCTACTGGAAATGGATACCTAGAAATTGGTAGAACTTCTGCTGGAGAAATTGGATACATTGGTCACATTCCAGCAGCAACAATGCGTATTAGAAGACTTCGTGATGGATTTGTTCAGATCGTAAATGGTAAAGCAGTATTCTTTAGAAACTTTCAGGATGTAAGTCAGCCAAATCCAGTTGGTGCAGATCCTCGTCCAAACGAAATTATTCACCTGAAGGAATACACTCCAACCAATACTTATTACGGAATTCCACCAATTGTAACTGCTAAAAATGCAATGGCTGGAAACGAATTTGCATCAAAGTATAATTTAGAATACTTTGAAAACAAAGCAGTTCCTAGATATATTTTCTGGCTAAAGGGTGCAAAGTTTACCCCAGAAGCAGAGCAAAAACTATTTGAATTTATGCAAAATAACATGCGTGGTCAAAACCACAGAACAGTGGTCGTACCGCTACCTGCTGACGATGGTGTAAATAAAGTAGAAATGAAAATGGAAGCAATTGAAAATGGCATCCAAGATTCTTCATTTAACAACTACAGAAGAGCAAATCGTGAAGAAATTCTTATGGCTCACAGAACTCCAATTTCTAAAATTGGATCAGCAGAAAACATTTCTCTTGCAAATGCCCGTGAATCAGATAGAACATTTAAAGAACAGGTGTGTAGACCACAGCAGGACATTCTAGAAAAGAAAATTAATAGAATTATTGCTGAAAAAACTGACATGTTTAAGCTTCATTTTAAGGAACTAACCCTTACTGACGAAGATACACAATCAAAGATTGACGAAAGATACCTTAGAATGCAGGTTGTAATGCCAAATGAAGTTAGACCAAGACTTGGACTTCCTCCAATTACTGGTGGAGATGAGCCAGTAGACTTAAAGCCACAACAAGCAGCAGATCAAACAGCAAGAGCAACTGGAAACAGAAGAAGAGATCAGGAAAGACAAAATAATGCTGCAGATTCTGGAACTGGTGCAAGAGCTACTCAAGGTGAAGGAAGACAGCAACAATAAATAACACTATAATAACAAAAGTGTTATATAATTAAAATGCTATGGTAGATTTACAAAAGGCTTCATTATCTACTAATGGTCAGCAGATAACGCTGACAATGCCTATTTCAAAAGTTGATGTTGAGAAGAGAATAGTCTCTGGCTTTGCAACGCTTGATAATATTGACAGACAGGGTGATCGTGTCTCTGCTGAGGCATCCCAAAAAGCATTTGAAAATTTTAGAGGTAATGTTCGCCTTATGCACCAGCCAATTCCTGCTGGAAAAGTTGTAAACTTTAGAACAGAAACATTTTTTGATCAATTAACAAATAAGCAATATAGCGGAGTATTTGTAGACACTTATATTTCAAAAGGTGCATCAGATATTTGGGAAATGGTATTAGACGGAACTCTTACTGGATTTTCTATTGGCGGAGCAGTTAATGATTCCGATAGTGTATATGATCCAGAAATGGAAGGAACCGTTAGAGTAATTAAAGACTATGATTTAGTAGAACTATCACTTGTAGATTCTCCAGCAAATCAATTAGCAAATATTTTTTCGATTCAAAAAAACAATAGTGTTGCAGAGGGAATGTTTTCCAAATCACAAATTGATAACGTATTTTGGTGTGAAAATGATGGAGTTGCCTTTACAGGAGAAGCAGAATCTAAGGATTGTGCTTTGTGCAACAAGACATTAGAATCAATTGGATGGGTAGAAACAGTAGATGGAGAAGAACTATCTGTTGCAATTTCAAAAGCATTAGATTTACACCTTAGTAAGGGAAATGTAATTACTAATGAAGAAACTGCAAATAAGTACCCAAATCAAAATAGAAAATTTAAGTCAGACTTAGAAGACGATGAAGATGAAAAAAGCTACAAGGATAAGAAGAAAAAAGAAATGTCTAAGGCTTCATTTTCAACTGGAGATTTTGTTCAGTGGGGATCATCTGGCGGAACTGCTCGTGGTAAGGTAACAAGAGTAGTAACTAATGGTAAAATTAATGTACCTAACTCGTCTGTAACGGTAACTGGAACTCCAGAAGATCCTGCAGTTGTTATTACTGTTTATAGAAAAGAAGGAAATTCGTGGAAACCAACGGAAACAAAGGTTGGACATAAAATGAAAACTTTAAGAGCTTGGAATGCAAAGGTAAAAAAATTCTTTGGAATTCCTACAAAAGAATTGCTGTCTGAAGAGACAGTAGATAAGGCAATTGGAACAGATAGCCAAATTGAGTCAGTTGCCACCAAAAATAATGAAGGAGGTGTTATCGTGGCTGAAAATGAAGAAGTAACAACTGAAGAAGTTGTTGAAGTAGACGAAGTAGTTGAAGGTGCAGAAGATGTTGTAGAAACTGAAGAAGCTCCTGCAATTGAAGAAACAGTAACTGAAGAAGCTCCTGTTGAAGAAGCTCCTGCAGAAGAATCTGTAGAAAAGTCAGATGAGGTTGCCTCTGACGCTTCCACCGAAAATAACGGTGAAGTGGTTGACTTGGTAAAAGCATTGGACGAAATCAAAGATTTTATTTCTGCGACTGTATCGGAAGGTACAGCTAAAAGTGCAGAATCTGTAAATGCTGTTGCAAAGAGTGTTGCAGACGTAACAAGTTCTTTTGCAACAAAGCAAGAAGAGCTGTCAAAGACTCTAGCTGAGGTTCAAGAAACCATTTCACAGATTATTAATCGTGTGGACGCAGTTGAGTCAGACACAGCAGTAAAGAAGTCTGGAGAATTAGAAAATGCTCCAGAGAATAATTCCACATTGAAGAAATCAATGTGGGGCGGGCGTTTCCTCGGTTCCGCAGAATATATTAACTAAGAAAAGGTGGTGAAAAATAAAAAATGAGTGATAATATTTTAGAAAAGGCTGCTGCTAGCGGTACAGTTCTCTCCCCACTTGAATCTCCAGGTGCTATGACAGCACAGGGAAATACAGGTGACAATGGTGGTGTACTAAACCCAGCACAGTCAGCACAATTTATCGACTATATCTTTGACGAGATGGTTCTCGCCAATGATGGTCGTAGAGTAGTTATGCGTGGTAATACAATGGAACTCGATAAGGTTCGTGTTGGTTCACGTCTTGTTGCTAAGGCAACACAAGCTGAGGATACAGGTTCAAACGCTGCCCCAGCATTCACAAAGATTGAATTAACAACAACCAAGTTCCGTCTAGACTACGAACTTTCAACAGAATCCCTAGAGGATAACATTGAAGGTCAGCAGCTAGAAGATCACGTTGTACGTTTGATGGCAACTCAGTTCGGTAACGATCTTGAGGATATTGCAATCAATGGTCGTCCAGGATCATCTGGCAATGGTACTTACAATAATACCCTTGCAGGATTTATCCGTCAGACACTTGACACAAACTATGCAGGTGCCCACGAAGCTGCAGCAGCTGCTGCAACCATGACCAACATTTGGGAGACTTCTCCTGAAACTGATGATGGTGCTTCAACAAAGCTAACACTAGAAGCATTGGAGACTATCTACAATGCTTTGCCTCGTAAGTTCAAGGCTCGCCGTCAGGATCTGAAGTTCTACATGAACAGCAAGCATCTTCAGGAACTAATCGCTGAACTCCGTCAAATCGGAGCAGGTGGTGTTCCAGAGGCTGTTGCACAGAGAGTGATCGATGGTGTTCTACCACAGATTGGTGGACCAGCAGGTGCTCAGTATCTAATCTTCGGACTCCCAGTACTAGAAGTTCCTTTGTACCCAGACAACTATGTTGATCTAACCGTACCAAGCAACCGTATTTGGGGCTTCCAGAGAGATGTTACTGTACATCGTGAGTTCAAGCCAAAGAAGGATACTATGGAATACACAGTATTCGTTCGTATGGGCGTTGCACTTGAAGAAAAATCAGCTATTGCAGTTGGTCAGCCTTCAGCTTAATAAGCTTAAGCACAAAGAAGAAGGGTTGCAGAAATGTAGCCCTTCTTCTATTTTTTTGTAGTATAATTAATGTGGAGGCAGACGCATGTTTGAAAAGAAAACAGTTCTTGAGCTTAAAGCAATTTGTAAAGTACTAGATATTGATGTTAAAGATTTAAAGAAAAAGGTTGATTACCTTGGTGCTATTGAGGAATCAGGATATACCTGGGAATCTTATCTAGAAAAAGTAGACAAAGACTTTACATTTGTTGAAGCGGAAATTAAAGAAGAAGCAGAAATTAAAGTAGAAACAAAAGAAAAAGTAGAAACATCCTCTCAAGGAGATGTTGTTTTAAAGATGGTTCACCCAAGAAGTGCTCTAAATGTTTCAAATATTGTGACATTTACATTTGAGCAGCCATTTCAGGTAATGTCAGCAAGCAGGGCAGAAGAGATATTAAATTTAGCAAGAGGAGAAGTTAGAAAGGCTACAACTGAAGAGATTAAGTCTTTTTATGGTATTGATTAATGAAAGAATATTTAACTAGTGACGGAGACGCTTTAGTAATTGAATATAGAGCCCCTGCTGGAACAGATAGCTTAATTTATGATGTTTATGATACATCTCTTGGAGTTTATTTAATTGCGGATGAAGCAGAAAAGAAAACTGCTGTAACTACCCCAGTTGCCTACCAGCCATTCCATATCACACTACCATATGATGTTGTAAAATACAATAGAAAAATTCAACTTAATCTTCAGGTGATTGACCAAGCTTCTTTTACAGAAGATACACTATATGCCTCTTTGGTGAGACCATACGCAACTGTAACAGACATTCAGGCTGCACTTGGTATAACTGGTCAAGAAACACAATTAGAAGCCTTAGAGAGAAGAGCTAGATTTATCATTGACTCTAAAGTTAGTGATCAGTTTGGATTTACCTATGAATCAATCCAGGCATATGGTCAAGGAAGTGATGTTCTAGATCTAAGAAAAAGAACTGAGTCGTTTGATAAGGTAGTAAAGGATGACCAAGTTGTTTTTGATTCCACAGAAGATCCTGCAATTAATCTATTTTTTAGACCAGTTGCAATTGCAGAAAGCAAAACAAGACTAAAAGTCATTGAAGAAGGAGCCAACTTATTTGAGTGGGCAGAACCAACAGTTCTTGCTAATGAGCGTGGATTTGAAAAAAACAGTCTTTATACAGTTCGTGGAGAATATGGATGGAAATTTGTACCTCTTGCAATTAAAGAAGCAACCATTATGCTTGTAGAAGATATGCGTTGTGGAGACTGGAATTATAGAAATACGGGACTAAAGTCTGTAAAGAACGATGCATTTGATTTAGAGTACAATCCAAACATTTATTCTGGAACTGGAAACCTAGCAGTTGACTCATTAATTGCACCTTACAAGAACTTTAATATGCTGGTGATTTAAATGACATGTGTCGCTAAATCAGCATATACAATGACCGCAGACATTTATGTAGCATCTATTTCACAAAACTCAACTACTGGATCTATTACAAGAACTTGGGTTTTTAATCAAACTATTCCGTGTCTTGCAAGAGGAATTGTTAGGGCTGGTCTTGGAGATAACTCAACCACAGTAAATATTGATGAGTTTTTAAAAGTAACAAATAGTTTAGTAAAAGTAAGGGCTGGAGTAACTTTAGACTCTACAGTAAAAGTAGCAAACATTAAAAACTCTGATGGTCTTGTTATTTGGAAAGAAAGTCCTTCAACTGGAGTTAATGGTTCAACCATATTTGAGCCTCGTGGAAGCACCCCAATAGCAGATCATCGTGGACACATTGTTGAATATGAAACAATTTTAATGAGACCAGAAGTTCAAAAGTTAAATGGAGTTTAAATGTCTAGAATTGATTCCACAAAAATTGCTTCATTAACAAAAAAAACAAAGTTTAAATCTATTAGAACTGGAGAGCTGCCTCAAAAAATTGCAGCAACTGCACACTTTCAAGCAGAGTTAATAAATAGACTTTCTAATGAAGAAAAGGTAAGAATACAAGAGTATGGGCTACGACACATATCCAAGTATTTTGAGTCTTATATAGATCACTTAGCAAGAGTAAATCCAACTAAATATCATCACATATATGAGCCTGGTCAATCTGGAGATCCAAGAGCAAGACTATTTAAGTCAAACGTAACTTCTGATAAAAATAAAGCAGTTTTACAATATACTTTTTTGCCATCAAAAATTCCTGGTGAAAGCGGTCAAGTCTTTAAATCTAAAGCATTCATTATGGAGTCTGGAACTCCAGTAACAATTACTCCAAAAAGAGCAAAGTCCCTAGTATTTGAGGTTGACGGAGAGCTTGTGTTTTCAAAGCAAAGCTATGTTGCAAATCCTGGAGGCGTAGCAGTACAAAACTCCTTTACTGAAACCTTTAATCAATTTATGTCATCTAGGGCAAATGATGTGCTTATTGATCTTGGATTTTATGAAAGAATAGAAAGAGCAATATTATCAGAAACAAAACTAGTACTTCGTAAGATTTCTAGTGGTACAATTTCAGGTATGGCTATGCAAGCAGCAGCATCTGCAGGAAAAATTTCTAAGAGGTCAAGGTAATGGCATTAGAGCTTCCAATTCATATTATTAATAAATATCTTTACAACAAGGCAATTGCTGGAACCCAAGAAATACATGGTGTTTGGAACGTAAAAGCATTTAATACCTCACTTCCTAACGGGATTACTGACGGTTCAAGAATATTATTCTTAGAAGCTGGAAAAAGCATGGACCAAATGGTTGCTGACCTTAGAGTAGCAAATCCAAATACACTGTATCCATCTACCTACATCATTTACGACACAATTTATCCCCCAATAAAAGGAACAATGTGGGCACTTGAAAAAGCACAAACTATCTTCTATTTTGTAACAAGCTCCGAACAACAACAGGATATTGCCAATATTCAGTATGTAAAAAACTACATTTTTGACTTAGTAAAGAAATTTGACGAATCTGCCCAAGCAATTAACAATTCATCACAAGCTAGCAATAACATTAGATTTAAGTATATTAGAGCAGATCAGGAAAGTCCAGATTTAGACTTTCTTGGGGACAGAGCAGAAGATGACAGAAAAATTTCCAGCCTTATCCTTACATATGAGTACACTAAATCATAAGTATGATCATGGTACTATTATCTTGAGGAAACGCTGAAAAGCTAAAAAAATTTATTTTGGCAGGAGGTGTAAATAAATAAATGTCTTATAGTGCAAAAAATATTATCGTAGGTGCTGGTGTCCTTTACATTGGTAAAGATGCTGGCGTAATCTATGACGAAACAGATATCGCAAAGTCACCAAACACATTGGCTTCGGATGTAAATGGAAATACTTTCACAGATCCTTCCAAGGTTGATGATACAAAGTGGAGACACGTTGGCTATACTTCAGAAGGTGCAGAAATGTCCTTTGAACCAGATTACGGTGAAGTACAGGTAGATCAGCTTCTTGACGTAGCAAAGATCTTCAAGCAAGGTCAGCGTGTTATGTTGAACACAACATTCACAGAAGCAACTCTAGAAAACTTTCTTGTTACCATTGGTGGCAAAGACGGTGATAAAACAGGTGGATCTGCTAACATAAACGGTGCTCAAGAAACAGTCTTCCTAAATGGTGGTGCTCTTGGATACTCCCCAGTAGAAAGATCAGTTCTTGTAGTTGGTCCTGGACCAGATTCAAAGGTCGCAGCAGGTGGTATTTCAGCTGGAAAGAAGGTAGAGCGTCTTTACGTTGGATACCGAGCCCTTTCCATGGAAACTGTTACAGTTGGTATTAGAAGAAATGAAGCTACAGTATTCCCTGTATCTTTCCGTCTTCTCCCTGCCTCTGAATCAGAGTACAATGCCCCTGATGGCAATCAGACTTATGGTAAGGTAATTGACCGTGTATACGGTCAGGTTTAACCTAAGTTATAATTTAATAGGTTTAAGGTGGGTCTTAGGACCCACCTTATTCCATTTGTATGAGAAATACTATATAATTAAAAGGAATCACACAGGAGGAAATTGTGGCAACAAAAATTTATGAAAGTATTGACCTAGAATTACTAGACGGTACCGAAGTAACAATCAAACCATTAAATATTAAAAACTTAAGAGAAGTAATGAAGGTATGGGCAACTGCAACTTCAGCAGAAACAGAAGATGAATTTCTTAGTGTTTTGCTAGAATGCACAAAGATTGCATTTAAGCAGTACCATCCAGTATTGGCAGATGATCCAGAAAAGCTAGAAGATGCTTTGGACCTTCAGACAATGTATAAAATTCTAGAGGTAGCAGCAGACATTAGGTTGAACGACCCAAACCTGCTAGCAGCAGCTCAGGAACTAGTTGGTCAGAACTAGACCTAGCTGCTCTAGAATCAGAAGTTTTCCTTTTAGGTCACTGGAAGGATTATGAAGAACTAGAAAGTTCTCTTTCTATGCCTGAACTTGTGGCAACACTTGAGGCTATTTATAAGAAAGACGAACGAAGTCAAAAGTTTTTTGCTGCATTGCAGGGAGTGAAACTTGACGAAAGTTCTTCTGGAAGCTCTGGAAGTGATGCTCCAGTGTCTTACCAAGAAATTCAAGCGAGGGCAATGAAGAAATTGACAGGTAGTGATGAAGCAGCTAGAGCCATGGAATATGGCTTTACCTCAGACGTTGGAATGTCATACTCATTGATAGGTGAAAGTTAGTGTCAGACGTTAGGTCTCAATTTAGTTATGATGCAAATTTTGGTCCTGCCCAAACACAAATTAGATCTCTTGTAAAAGACATTACTGTACTTAATGCTGCCTTTAAATCCCTTGATGCCCAAGCTAATAAGGTAAGAAATGCTCGT